TCCCGTTCTGACAATGTGCACACTAACGCGGACATCGCAAGGAGTCCACGCGATAAGCCTAAGCTCGGCACGAAAAATCAGTTGGGATACACACAGTTAAGGTGTTGCAAGCACCACAGTTTTCCCACTGTAAGGGTACATGTTTAACGTCGTGTCCGACAACGAGGGTGGGCTATGATCGTCCCACGTGAATGGACAATGATCGTTCCATTCAGTCAGCAACAACGAAGTTGCTGCAGTACTCGAACACATCATTCGGGGATGGCAGCACACGGCTAACCTCCTCGAATTTCCCCTGCGACACGAGACGTTCGACAAACAGTTGAGTGGCAACTGGAATGCCGTACTCGTCCTCAAAGAGGACGCGCGTGTCCGGAGCGGGTCGGAATGCTGGAATGTCAACAGCATCACGGGGCACGGAATGAAAACCATCCTCACACCATCTAGGAGTGACGTGATTGGTCTTCGAAAGAGCATAGCGGGAAAAGGCTCCAATGATCGGACATTGGGGTGTCTCATAGACAGAAGAAAGTGCCTTAGCTCGCAGTAGTTGATCCATAATCCCCTCGCCAGCATTGATGAAACTGCTGGTCCACCCGAATCCCTGCATGAACTTGTAGGGGTCCTTGATGATTTCGCCTGAATCAGCGAAAACCATTCCACAGAACGAAGCTCTGCACGGGTCGGTTACTTCGTCAATCTTGATGGTAAATCCGCAACCTTTGTAGTCCTCAGTAGTGAGTTCCACGTTGGTGGCAAACAATCCATCATCACCCTCGACAAATCCATCAATTTCACCACCCTTTTGTGCGGCGACAAACATCGCAAGCATAAGGTTTGTGAATCCATTCCCAAGGGAAGTGCACATGTCGCCGGACATACGGCGGCCCTGAACAGTGGCATTACAGCCAGTCCTAGTGCGCATTCGATTTGTTCCCTTGATAGTGGAACAGAGGATTTCTGCCTCTGTATCGTAACTAAGACACCAGCGATAAAGCTCACACTCACAGGCATCAAGAAGCTCGGGAGTGAAGTGGCTTTCAAATGCGGTAAAGTCGGTCTGGTAGTATCGCCTGCCAGCAAACTTCAACGCAAGTATCGCTGCCGGTCGCTTGGGGACCGGAGTGTGCTTAATAAAATAAGGAAGTGAGTAAACTGCTTCCTCAATGGCCTTAAAGCGTGGTCCAGACCAGACTTTAAAGGCGTCGCAACGTGAGTTAATCATACGAGCGTGTTTCCACGACGTGTAAAACTCAGTCTTGACGAAAGTGTCGATGTGAGAGCGTTGGCGACTGTCAGGACAGCCACCACGGAGAGACTCGTACGCCTCGCGTAATTCTGTCTTCCGTGCCTCATTGTACGAAGTACCCTGTAACCATTCCTCGAAACTGACAGGCTGAACCTTTGGCACGTGACGTGATAGAAAATTTTTCACGAACGTCCGAAATTCCTCAAGGAAACCCTCCCTCGCGGGGGGAAGGTCCCTAAGGAGCCTCTTCTTGAATGCGCATCCGATAGTGTCAGGATCATTAGAATCCATACACAAGGGAGCGTATCCAGGAACAGCACAATGGTTCAACCTTCGGAACATGCGTCTCCGCTGTTTCCGGAAGTACGACAGCCCAATGGAAGCCTGCCCCTTATCAACGAAGGTCGAGGTGGGGCGCTCAAGTGGAGTTTCAACCACACGGGCACCCTCAGCATAGACCTTTCTGAAGGTTTGGAACGGGTTTATGAGGGCAGCAGACATGACGCTGCCCCTTCCTCGAAAAAATTCTGGGTGTGAAGAATCTGCTCACAGACCAATTCACTTCCAGATACGAACTTGATCAGATCATAATC